TTATTGGCGTCAATAATTTCAGACACATCCTGGCGCTTTTCAATAATCGCCGTGTCTGTGGTGTCATCATAATGCCAGTAAGAAGAAATCCCACTTACCGGATCAATTTCAAAAATTTTGTCAGCCATAAGCCACCTTTGCGGTGGGGCTGGCAGTTACCCGCCAGCCCCGTTGCTATTACGAAGTCGTCAAGTCAGCAGCGATACCATGCGCGGCTTCCTGGCGAACCATGAGGCCGTATTCGCAAAGCATCATACGCTTTTCAGCGTCGCCGGTCTTCGCCAGGTCCATGGTCTGGATCGGACGCAGGATCGCCGTCGCCGCGTATTCCGGGTCAAGCACGAAAGCATCGCGCTCACGCTGGAAGCGGTTAGGCACCACAGACACCGCGCCGAAGTCAGACACATAAACGTCAGCCGCACCGATAATCACAGTCGGACGCGGAGTGGCCTGATTGTAGCGGATTTCGGCAATGCCAGCGAAGCCGCTGACGGTCTGCTTGTTGAACGGGCCGACCATCAGAATCTTCGGCGTACCGCCTTCGGTCCACACCTGGGCAATAACGTCCTTCAGGATGGTTTCCGTGAAGGTGCGCTGAGTGCCGTCAACGCGGGTAGCGTTCACCACACCGTTAGACACAGTCGGGTCAGAACCGCCAGCGCCCTTGTTGGTGTTGGTACGCAGGAAGGCAGGCAAGCCAGCCGTCTGACGCGCCGTGGTGTTGTTACCAGCGTTCGCGGCCTTGGACGCCAGCAGCGTGGCTTCCATGTCGCGCTTCAGTTCCGCACCGTTCTTCGCCATCTGATAGGCGAGTTCGGAACGGCGACCAGCCTTGTCCACGCTCTCCAGGGTGCCGGAGATAACAACCGTCTTACGGCTGATCTGCGTATAGTTACCCAGGCGAGAAGTGGCCGTCACGGAATCGAAGGACGAAATGTCATCGCCTTCAAGCGCCGCGTTGGTGGTGGAAGCCGCCGCCAGGCTGTCCGTCTGCCACTCGAAGAACGTGTTCTTCACGTTCACGCGGGCAGTGTTAGACTGGAACGGGGTTTCTTCCGGCGAGATGTTGTAGATCACATTCGCCAGGTCTTCACGGATGCCCTTGGCATCATAACGCGTGAAGGTGTTGGTAACGATAGTCATAGCCTATATCCTTTCAGAGAAGCGCCGCTAGAACACTAGCAGCATCGTTGACAGTCCCGGTTTTAGCGAGACGCTGCTTTGCACGGGTTACATCTGAAACACTTCTATTCCCCGGCGCGGACGCCTGAGAACCCGGCCTAACTGGACGCATTACCTGTTGAGGCTTAACCGCCGCCTGCGCCTTGCGCTGGCCTTGATCGTAAAGCATGGCTTTACGCAAGATCGCAACGTGTTCGGCCTTGTGCAAACTGTTGATCTCAACTTCATTAAGACCTTGGTTCGTCAGCCAATCACGAAGCTGCTTCTTGCCCTCAGTGGCAATTTTCTCATCCTTCCATTCGGGAATAACCTCTGGAAGGCGAGCCGCCTGTCCAACCAGAATGGCCTTCATCTGCTCGGCAGTCTGTTGCTCGAAAGTCTGGTTCAAACGATCCTGTTCAGCCTTTATCGCTGACATTTTCGCGACCCGGTCTTCCTGAACCTTTCGCCATTGCCGCTCCAACCGAGTAGCGTTAATCGGGTCTTCTTCATAAAGACGATCCCAATCAGGCTGCTGCTCGATCTGTGCGGTGGACTGCAACTGCTGCTGTAAGGCCCCTAGAAGCGTCGCATACTGCGCCCGCTCTTGCCGGATGGCTTCAGCCTCCGCATGGAACGCCTTGCGTTCTTCCGCCAGTTGCTGCGTCTTCCGGCTATAGTCCGCCTGCCGCGAATAACCCCGCGCCAATTCGTCAAGCGTGACCTCTACTTCCTCGCCAGCGACCTTTACTTTGATCGACTCGGGAAGCCTTTCGTGAGGTTGCTCTTCGCCCTGGGCTTCGTCTTCACTTTCAGCGGTTTCCTCAACGGTTTCATCAGAAGCCTGCGCCTCTATTGCCTCCGTCTCGGTGCCCTCCGCTTGCGCTTCGGGCTGCTGCGCCTCACCGCCCTGGGTGTCACCGTCATCGGTGGCCAGAATATCGGCTATGGCATCTTGTGCCTGGTGGATGCCGATCCCTTGTACGGGGTTGCCGGACGATTCAGACATCAAACTTCATCCTCTCTCAAAAACGCCTTTCGGCGATGGCTGCGGCCACTTTTCCGCTATCAATAACGGCTTGAAGCGCCCGCAAGAACTCATGCATCCCACGCATTGTCGCGTGGATATACTTCTGGTCAGCCTCAAACTTGGCGACCTTCCACTCATCAAACAACTGCTTCTCGACCAATTCCACCGCCGCCTTCAGCGTCGGATCATTCATCAGCCGGAGAGCGTCGTTCCCTGCCGCAATCTGCGTGGCAAAATCAACCATAAGGACCACCCGCCATAGAACCCGGCGCCATATTGGCGCCCATCACTTGCGGCACTTGCTGGCGCTGCATCATCTGCATTTGACGCATCGCCTCACGATCACGTTCCATGGAAGCCCTGATCTGCGCCACATCAATCTGCGCGCCATAACGGGCCTGCATCTCGGCAATCTTCACCATCAGATCGGCTTCCATCTGATCGCGCTGCAAGTCGTCCTTGCGAACCATTTCCTCACGGCGCAATTCCAATTCAGCCGCCTTCTTCTGGATATCAGCCTGGATCGCCGCCATCTGCGCCTGAGCCAGCATTTCTTCCGGCGAAGGCTTGGGCTGCTGCGGCGGCATTGGCGGCATCTGGGCCGGATCGCTGAAGAACTGCGTGGCGTCCTTGTATCCAGAAAGCGCCAATATCTGCGCCAAGGTGTTCCGATACTGTGCCAAGCTGACCAGCGGATTATCAATCCCCGCCTGCTGCAAAATCTGCTCCTGCTTGGCAAGAACCGTGGTCAACACCGCAACTTTTTCCTGCTCAGTCCCACCACCAAGCGCGATATTGATAATCACATCCATATTGGCGTCCCAACTACGCGGATCAACCGGCACAAACTGCCCACGCAACCGCACCATGCGCTCTGCGCGCTGGTTCTGGACCGCTAACTTCAGCAAGCCCGTGAATAGCCGCTTCATGCCGCTTTCCGCAAAGATACGGGCAATCAACTCAATCCGCTGCTGGGAAGCCGATACAGTAGCCGCAACCGCCGCGCGGGTAGAGGACTGCAAACTATCCGCCGCTAAGCCAGCAGCGGCCTTGGTGATGCCCGTGCGGCTTTCCTTCATGGCGTCCATGTAGTCCAACATCGGAAACGCCTGCTGGCCCACAAACGGCATAGAGAATGGCTGAACCATCCCCGGCGCCCGCATACGGATAACACCACCCACTTCCGTATTCAGCACATCGTCAACATTAACCTGACCCTCGACCACGCCAACACGCGGATGGATCGCAAGCGCCAGGCTGTCCAGCATATTCCGCTGGATGTTGGACTTGATAAGCTGAATGTCCATCACCTGATCGGCGACAGACAAACCAAAGAACGTATGTGGCTCAGGGTCCGGGCAGAACACCGCGAACGGAATCATGTCCGCCGGTTCATTCCGCATAACCTCATAGCCCTGGCCAACCGTGCAAATGCGGCGCAGTTCCGCAATGCCATCGCCATCCATGTCGATCCGCACATAGGACTCAACATAGAGAACCTTCTTCGCCGCAATGTCAGAACGGTTAGCGAGTTCAATGGTAGCCTGCGGATTACGAATAAACCGCTCCTCATTGTCCTCCAACTCGTCAACTTCATTGGCGTAAGGCTCAACCTCGTCCTTCTCATACCCCATCGCCACCAACTCGCTTACCGTGGCAATACGGCGATGGGCCACAATTGACGCATCATCCAGGCTGATAGCGTCGCGGCTTACAAGCAGTTCTTCGGGAGGAACCGCTGCAATACGCAGCCGCCCCTTATCTTCCCGGCGCACCACGCGCACATCATACATGGCTGGCCCCGGCAGACCAGTTTGCGGATCGACATCACCAGCGTAAGCCACCAAAACCTGAACATCACAAGAAGGATCAGAGTTAAGGACCGCCAGCGCCGTATCATCCAAGCCACTCATATCAACGGTTTGAACTTCAACCTGGGAATCCCAAAAGAACTTGATAATCCCCATTTTCCGCACCAAGGCGTCCTTGAAGGCGGAATAGAAAATCTCAAAACCCGGATTGTCCCGCGTCAGCACATAATTGATGTAATCCGTCGCCTGCTCCGCCGCAGGAACATCCTCAGCGCCATTGGGGGCGAACTCCACAATCTTCTGGCTACCAAAGAACACACGCATCAGGCTCGGCAAGATCGCCTGAACCGTGTCCCGCACATCACGGCTAACAACCTGGGAACGCCCGTCTTCCTCATTCCCAAATGGCGCA